CACGCATTGCGAGAAAGCGGAGAGCTAGACTCTCTTTCAATCCCCATGAAGATCAAGGTCAAAAAGACCATGGCTTCAAAAGGAAAGCAGAGAGCCGAACCCATAGACGCGAACTTGGCCAGGCGTTGAACGCCATGACCAGGTACGTCAGCCTTCCGTGATCGTGCTGAATCGACTGCCCGAAGCAATTCGGGAAAGTCCTCCAGCATGATCCGTACGTGCTGATTCGAAACACGATCGGATGCCTCACTCAAATCGAGTGTGGCTAGTTCCCCGCTGAGGGAACCGCGATGAGCCAGAATCCTATTAGGATCCTGGTCATCAAATCCGATTACACGGGAGAGGAAACCATCCTCCTTAACCGCGTCAAGAATACACCGCAAAATAGCTTGTTGCGAATATTGCATCGCAGCAGGTTCAATTGCAATGATTCTAGGTGTTTTGAGCGTTTTAGGCACAGTAATTACCCTGACGGGTAGTTCCTGGCCGGGTTCGAGGACAGTGAGTTCCTCTCTAAACCCCTCTCTAAAAGAGAAGTTAGGGAGAAGGAACTCCTCGGCGGGGAAAATCCCGTCGAGGCGTGTAGTCCAGGTTCGCAGATTGAATTTAGCATTACTGCTAATTCTATCTGCGACAGCGCCTGGACCATGCTTCGGAACAGTGCGACCGAAGTGGATATCTCTATCCACCTTGGAAAACATTGACCCGAAAAGCAAGGAAGAGATTCGCTTGAAATCATCCAAATAGGATGGATCAAGACGAGCATCTGCCTCACGCACGTCCTGCTCACACTGAACATAATCGGACATCGCTCGCCTCTCACGTCTAGGGCTTACAACCCTAGAAGAGGAACCCGTAAAGGATTCCTCGGGGAGGGCGATCTTACTATACATCAACGTAAGTTGACGTAGAGCAATGATTGCTTCGATGTCCGGCTCGTCCAGTAGCACACCGCTAACAGGACAGAAAACACGTCCAAGGAAACCTCGTAGAAATACGGGGAGACCAGTAAGGCGGTCCTTCTTAAAAGAAGGAGCGTCCCAAGGGACGACGAGACCATGGTCCAGCCATTTTTGGATGGCCTTTCCATAGTCCGCCAGGGTTATCGCCAAAAACGATAGCCCCTCGTTTTCAGTCCGACTCTTGACAGTTTTTATGTCAAGAGTGGCGCTAGTGCAACATCGTATCGCCATTTCATGTGCGATACAGGACCAGAGTGACGTCAGGTTTTTCATAGTCCCTCCTTATCAGAGGTGGCTAATCCCTAGCCCTGCCGTCAAGCCACGTCACGTCGCGACGATACGCGAACCCGTTGCCACCTGCAATCTTTTAAGAGATTGAAGGAAGGCAGTGAGGGCTAGCTGCTCGTCATCGCTCAGGTCTCC